TGATTCACATTGCCGACAACATAACCATTCGGCATTGTGCTGATGATACTGATCATCAATTGTTCTAGATTGTCTAAAGCTGCGGCATTGTTAGAATAACCAACCACGCCTGTCACAGTTAAATTAATTTTGACCTTTGTGGTCGCGCCATTGATCAGCACGCTCTCAAGATACGGCGCATCCGGGATCAAACAGATGCTCGGAGATGTCATTGTCTCCGGAATTCCGTTGTAAACATTGGCTGCAATTGTTGAGAGTGCGGTCTGCAATGGTGTTCGGATGTCTGCTTCAATAGTCATTGGCACATTGTTTCGACATCAAGGAATGGACCTAATAAGCCAATGACTCTGTTGCTCAAGCTGCGGCCGAGAATAAATGGCGATGGCTGAAAATTATCTGACATGATCTGATTGCCGGGAGCTGTGATGCTTTGAAAAATCTCAACAGCTACAACCAAAATGGCGTTTTCAATCGGTGGCGTGTTTGCATAAAGTGATGCGGCTGATCCACCGGATAATGTAGCCAATGCGCTAGGAATAAACGGCAATGGGTATGTTCGATCAGCCGCCGCTGTTGCAGCGGTAAAGGTATAAGGCTCAATACGATCATCGGTGACTGTATAGGTCGCGTTGTAAATTCCGGCCCCGGTAACAACAACAGATTGACCCGGCACAAAGTAATTTGGCCGCATTGTGGTGAAATAAATGACGGAATCAGTCACATTGGCAAAAGTCACCGATGATTGGTATTGCGTAAGTAAAGGCAAAATGGTTTGTTCAGCGGAATCTATAAAAGAATCCAATTGTGCATCCGAATACAAGGAAACCGAGACACCCAAAATTTGTCGAAGCTGTGAAGCCGTAACTATTGCAGGCATCTCGGTTCCTTTCGTATCGTTAGCGTTCGGGAGCGACCGCTACCGATTCTTGATTTTTATTCGGATCAGGTCTGGTTCCAGCAAGCACCAAATGGAATCTTTGGAGCAATTGCTGCATAACCGTAATAAAGAATGTCAATGGTTCCATCGCTTTGAATTGCTGTTCGCAATGTAAAGCGTGGGGATTCGTACCATGTCCATGCATCAGGATTGACAACGACCATTGAGAAATCTCCGGTTGATGTTGTTGGCCCAGCGTTACCAATTGAGCGTGAAACATAAAGGTTAAGACCCGGTGAAACTACACCGCGCAATGAATCGCCTCTCACATTTCCGGCTGCATTTGATGGCTGTGCTGCATTGTAAAGTGGTGCACCGTTGTCGTTGTAACCCATGATGTTTGTCCATTGTCCGGGAGACACAACAATGTTGCGAGCAAATCCAAGTGATGATCCATAAACAGCACCGGCAGCTTGAGATGTGTAACCCAAGAATCCTGTTGCTGAGTTTGCATTGACACCAGTCTGTTGTCCAGCTGCGGCGATTGTGCCGACAGCAAATTCATCAGTTACTTTTGCGTAAGCGAACTCAAGATTAGCAAGGAGCGCGGTGAGGTACTCAGGCCGTGATCTATCAATGAGCTCGACAGTTGAGATGGCTCTTCCTTTAAATGACTGAACAGGTACGGATAAAAATGTAGCTGAAAGATTTGATTCTGTAACAGCTGCATTTTCTGCAATGTTTGCCACGGTTGGCACGGCTGTGACCTTTGGAATTTCAAAAGTCATGCCTTCGCCAACAAGTGTTTCGCGGCTTAGCGCATCAATCATTCCGCGATCTGCATTTGCAAGTGCGTTAATAATCTGTGTGCTTTGTGGTGTTGGAATCATGCCGGGTGCTGTTGATGTGGTGTTATCGGCAGCCTTTACATACTGACGAGAATCCTCATCATGCAAAATTGTTGCCTTGAGGTAATGCTCAAGGTATGAAACCTTATTAACGATTGGTGATCGTGGTGATGTGTAATAAGCAGGACGAGATGCCTGTACAGGTTCGACTATTGGAGCTTCTACCGGTTCAACGGCAGGAGCGGCTTGTTCGGTAGTGTTTTCCACTTTGTCTCCTTCATTTGGGTTTGTTGTATCTGATCCTTCTTGAGTTTCAGAATTTTCTGATGCTGCGACGTCCGAAACGCGTGCAGATCGCACGGCAGGTTCGGTGACGAGTGCAACGCCTACGAGCTGGCCATTCTTGACTTTCATCGTGCCATCTTTTTGCATTTCATAATCATCAACGGCTAATTCAATTGAGAATCCATCGCGTAAGCCTTCCATCGCTTCGACCAATGCATCGTTGCCAGCTGTTGTGTTGGCAATCTTAAATGTTGCTGTCATTTCTTTGTCATTGACACTCATCGCAATGCTCTTTCCAATTCTGCGTGTAATGTCATGTTCAAGGTTCAAAAAAACATCACCAGGCTGAATCGATCCGCGAGCAAAAACAACTTTGCCTGTTGATGCATTTGCTTGTTCGTTAAATGCAACAATGCGACCGGTGATTGTCCGTGAATCGGAATCAGCTGCCGTGATTTGCATTGGTGTTGTTAGCTTCATGAGATCATTTCCTCCATTTGTCTAATTTCCTCAGTAGTAATTGCTCCGATTTCAAATAAAATCTTGTAAATCTCAGCACGCTCTTTTTCTGATCCGCGTAAGTACGCCTTGAGATCAAATTCCACGCGCTGTGTTGAAGGCGTAAAATCTGGCATTGAGAGCCTGCTGCTAATGCTGTTCATAAGCGGCAAAAGCGAAAAGTCCAACAAAGTTTGACGCGCCGTGCTGGCGTTTGCATAGGTCATGGATGATCCAGTCGGCGCATCAATAAAGTAAGCCGGAATTCCCACGGCTCTGGCCAGTTCGGTGGCAATTATTTCGCGTGCAGCATTGAGGCCAATTTGCTCCGGTGTGAATCCAACTGTTGTTAATTCAACATCAGCATTGAGAAATGCTGTGCCGCGATTTCTACGAGCTGCGCCCCATGCATCCAAAAGTTTTGCAATGCGATCAGCTGGCAATGCTGTGCCATTTGATTTCAAAACCATTGATGGCACAGGTTCGCGTGCATACATTGCGGCAGCTCTTTCAAGCTCTGCACCGGCGCGAATTGTGCGACCTGCGCGATTTAACAATCCTTCATCATTGCCGTAGAAAACAATCAAGCTGCCCGGCCCGGAATCTGGCACACGCGATCCATCTACTGTGTAATACTCAATTTGAGTGCCAATTGAGTTCAAAAATACGCCAACGCGATTGGGAGCAACGCGCCACATTTGGCGAACGCGGCCGGTGTCGGCAAATTGATCCATAAGCTGAAAATAAGCAAATCCTGTGAAAAGTAAATCCTCGGCCGCCCAACACCATGATGCAGCACCCGGCACGCGCTTATCTGGATCGTTAATTACAACCGGTGAATCAACAACCTGACCTGTTGCTTTGTCGCGTGTAACCATTGGAATTGTGGCAATTGAATTACAAATCATGTTTCGTGCGCGAGCAATAGCCGGCACAGACATTGCCTCCTCGCGGCTTGCAAGATAATCCGCGCTGCCAAATGGAAAAAATGCATCTAGCGTAGGAGCTGGCCCAATTTGTGCAGCTACATCAGCGCCGCGCATCGGCACAACAGCTTCAACAGTTCGCTTTCGATCAAATAATCCCATGAGACCATTTTCTCAAAATGTCAAGCATCAACCCACTAAAATGTCTATTTCCGTTTCTGGGCGTGTCGCAAAGTGTGTGACTAATGCGGATGCTACTGCGGCACACACGGCTGATTGACTTGCACGCCTTCCAATAACCCAACCGCCATCTCCACGGCGCAATTGCACAGCTGAAAGCATTTGCTCTGTAAGTGCAGCTTGATTTCTGTGTTTCAACCGCCCGGAATTGATTGCACCCAATAGTTCATCACAGGCTTGCGGATAATCGCTGTCCATGTCATGGATTGGGATACCTGCCGGCTGCATACGAGCTGCAACGGCTCCAGATGTGCGCCGGCTGTAAAGCAAATACTCAATTGGGTATTTGCGGCAATAACTAGCTGCATCATTGGCAATCGCCCGATCATCAAGCTGGATTGAGTTTTCCCATGTGTGTAACAGCTTTACAACAAATGACTCCAATCCAAGCTTTTGCGCTCCCACCAATGCAGCGTGTTTTCTGTCCGGCGAAATGTCGATGGCCATCCATGTCAGTTTGTCATCATCAAGGTCAATTGTTTCATCGCCACAGGCTTGCCGTCGTGAATCGACGCATGAAGATCAGCCATTTGCTGGTGAGTCATGCCGTCCGTGTTTATGCCATGATCCGTCCCAAGATGCCGCGAAGTTTCAAGAATGCTCGGACTCCAATTCCCTTCAATGTTCCAACGCAAAACAGTTCCGTCTGCTGCTGTGCGAAAAGAAGTCCCCGGCGTAGCGACTTCGGGAGAGGTTTGGGTGTCGTTCGCCTTTGCCGGGGACTCGGGAGGAACAGACTGGATCACTTCCTTTCCGTTAGGTGCGGAACTGACGACAGACGCTTCCAGAGAATCAATCTGGCTTTTGATCGCGGCCAGTGCGGTTGTGTTTT